CGGACACACAAAAAGAAAGAAGGTTTTTTGATCTTTATTGTGTGCGAATAACTATGAGGAAGATTAATAATTTTCCTCTCATTGACACTTACATTAAGATTAAGATTCTCATTGATCTGTTACTTACTCTGAGGATAATAATTGGTGTTCAGAAGTACCCCATTCCCCAGTGGGGGCAAAGACAGTCCAAAAGACTCAACTTGTCCTATTCAACTAATCTGTTTTGTCTCAGTAGTTCACATATTGATCATACCCAGGAGTTGGACCTAATTCCAAAGCTTAGAGTGGGACCTAGTGTATCCTCGGGGCTGTAATATAATCAGCCATTTAACACATAACAAGCCCTACTGTTTTCTTGTTTTGCCGTGCATTTAGAATAAGAGACAACTTAAACCTCCGATTCGGCAACACAGGGAATAATCTCACCAGACCCGGCAGTGTCTTCAGGCTTCATAGCCCCAAGATGGAGAGTCGGGCCCACAAAGCATGGATGACGCACACCGCATCAGGTTTCGAAACAGATTACCATAAGATTTTAACAGCAGGATTGTCAGTCCAACAAGGCATTGTGAGACAACGGGTCATTCAAGTCCACCAGGTTACAAACCTAGAAGAAATATGCCAATTGATCATTCAAGCCTTTGAAGCTGGTGTTGATTTTCAAGAGAGTGCAGACAGTTTCTTGCTGATGCTATGTTTACATCATGCTTATCAGGGTGACTACAAGCAATTCTTGGAAAGCAATGCAGTCAAGTACCTTGAGGGTCATGGCTTTCGCTTTGAGGTCAGGAAAAAGGAAGGAGTCAAGCGACTCGAAGAATTGCTTCCTGCTGCATCCAGTGGCAAGAGCATCAGGAGAACACTGGCTGCAATGCCTGAAGAGGAGACAACAGAAGCAAATGCCGGACAGTTCCTCTCTTTTGCTAGCTTATTTCTTCCTAAGCTAGTTGTCGGAGAAAAAGCCTGTCTAGAAAAGGTGCAGCGGCAAATTCAAGTTCATTCTGAGCAGGGATTGATCCAATACCCCACAGCCTGGCAGTCAGTTGGACACATGATGGTCATTTTCAGACTGATGAGAACAAATTTTCTAATTAAGTTCCTCCTTATACATCAAGGGATGCATATGGTAGCAGGACACGATGCTAACGATGCTGTCATCGCAAACTCTGTAGCTCAAGCACGTTTTTCAGGATTATTGATCGTTAAAACAGTGCTAGATCACATCCTTCAGAAAACAGAGCACGGAGTGCGTCTTCATCCTTTGGCAAGAACTGCTAAGGTCAAGAACGAAGTAAATTCCTTTAAGGCTGCCCTTAGCTCGCTAGCACAACATGGAGAGTATGCTCCTTTTGCTCGCTTGCTGAATCTTTCTGGAGTCAACAATCTCGAGCACGGACTGTTTCCTCAGCTTTCTGCAATTGCCCTAGGTGTCGCAACGGCACACGGCAGTACCCTGGCAGGAGTAAATGTGGGGGAACAGTATCAGCAACTACGAGAAGCAGCCACTGAGGCAGAAAAACAATTGCAGAAATACGCTGAATCTCGCGAGCTTGACCATCTAGGTCTCGATGATCAAGAGAAGAAGATCTTGAAAGACTTCCATCAGAAGAAAAATGAAATCAGCTTCCAGCAGACAACAGCCATGGTCACACTACGGAAGGAAAGGCTAGCCAAGCTCACTGAGGCAATCACCTCCACATCCCTTCTCAAGACAGGAAAACAGTATGATGATGACAACGATATCCCCTTTCCTGGGCCCATCAATGATAACGAAAACTCAGAACAGCAAGACGATGATCCAACAGATTCTCAGGACACTACCATCCCTGATATCATTGTTGACCCGGATGATGGCAGATACAACAATTATGGAGACTATCCTAGTGAGACGGCGAATGCCCCTGAAGACCTTGTTCTTTTTGACCTTGAAGATGGTGACGAGGATGATCACCGACCGTCAAGTTCATCAGAGAACAACAACAAACACAGTCTTACAGGAACTGACAGTAACAAAACAAGTAACTGGAATCGAAACCCGACTAATATGCCAAAGAAAGACTCCACACAAAACAATGACAATCCTGCACAGCGGGCTCAAGAATACGCCAGGGATAACATCCAGGATACACCAACACCCCATCGAGCTCTAACTCCCATCAGCGAAGAAACCGGCTCCAATGGTCACAATGAAGATGACATTGATAGCATCCCTCCTTTGGAATCAGACGAAGAAAACAACACTGAGACAACCATTACCACCACAAAAAATACCACTGCTCCACCAGCACCTGTTTATCGGAGTAATTCAGAAAAGGAGCCCCTCCCGCAAGAAAAATCCCAGAAGCAACCAAACCAAGTGAGTGGTAGTGAGAATACCGACAATAAACCTCACTCAGAGCAATCAGTGGAAGAAATGTATCGACACATCCTCCAAACACAAGGACCATTTGATGCCATCCTATACTATTACATGATGACGGAGGAGCCGATTGTCTTTAGCACTAGTGATGGGAAAGAATACGTATACCCTGATTCTCTTGAAGGGGAGCATCCACCGTGGCTCAGTGAAAAAGAGGCCTTGAATGAGGACAATAGGTTTATCACAATGGATGATCAACAATTCTACTGGCCTGTAATGAATCACAGGAACAAATTCATGGCTATCCTTCAGCACCACAAGTAATTTCTTCATAATGACAGATCATTGTAAGGTTATTACCACCATCCCTGCAACAAAGCATGAAAACCACACTCAACAACGCCCTACCACAGGATACCTTGGAGACCATACACCAAGATCAGCAGCTGTGCAACCACCCCCATGCGAATCCACCACCACAACCACCAAACAATAATCCCAAGACCAAACCGCACACATCCAGATCAACCCAAACCCTCAAACACCACCCCACTCCGCGATCCCAGACCAAACTCCGCCCCAGACAAGCACCCCACCCATCCCAGAAACCGCACGGCCGAGAATCGATCCCCAGCATTCAAAATGCGTTATTAAGAAAAAACATATGATGAAGATTAAAACCTTCATCAACATTGCACAGACTTTGATCCTTAGGAGTTTATTCTAGCTATCTACAAAACGGGTCCAAAACGGAATGATTTCCACTAGGGCTGCAGCAATCAATGATCCTTCATTACCAATCAGAAACCAGTGTACACGTGGCCCTGAACTATCAGGATGGATCTCCGAACAATTAATGACAGGCAAAATTCCGGTACATGAAATCTTCAACGACACTGAGCCCCACATAAGCTCAGGGTCCGACTGCCTTCCCAGACCCAAAAACACGGCCCCCCGGACTCGCAACACCCAGACACAGACCGATCCGGTTTGCAATCACAATTTTGAAGACGTTACACAAGCACTAACATCATTAACCAATGTCATACAAAAACAGGCTCTTAACTTAGAGTCTCTCGAACAACGCATCATAGATCTAGAGAATGGCTTAAAGCCAATGTATGACATGGCTAAAGTCATTTCTGCATTGAATAGATCTTGTGCTGAGATGGTAGCAAAATATGATCTCCTGGTGATGACAACTGGCCGCGCAACCGCCACCGCCGCTGCAACTGAGGCTTATTGGGAGGAACATGGACAACCACCACCTGGACCATCACTTTATGAAGAGAGTGCGATTAGAGGCAAGATTAACAAGCAAGAGGATAAAGTACCTAAGGAAGTTCAAGAAGCTTTTCGTAATCTGGACAGTACCAGCTCACTAACAGAAGAGAACTTTGGCAAGCCAGATATATCTGCAAAGGACCTACGAGACATCATGTATGACCACCTACCAGGCTTCGGTACGGCTTTTCACCAACTGGTCCAGGTAATTTGCAAGCTAGGAAAAGACAATTCTGCATTGGACATTATTCATGCTGAGTTCCAAGCCAGCCTTGCTGAAGGTGATTCTCCCCAATGTGCCCTGATCCAAATAACAAAACGGATCCCCATCTTCCAGGATGCCACTCCGCCCACAATTCACATCCGCTCTCGTGGTGACATCCCACGTGCCTGCCAAAAAAGTCTCCGTCCAGTTCCTCCATCACCAAAAATAGACAGAGGTTGGGTTTGCATTTTCCAATTGCAGGACGGGAAGACACTTGGGCTCAAGATATAGGGTCCCCCAGTCAAAGACACGTGCGGTCCCATCCTCCCTCACCTTCAGACATCAACGCATGGCAGTCCCAAACACCGGTGAGGGAGGCGCCCGGCGACAACACATGATGATAGGCTGATCTTCGGGATAAGAGACATGAAAAACCAAAAAGCCGTTTACATCCAGATCCAAGATCAAGAGTGGCTTGGAAATAAGGGGCACTTGTTCTTTGTCTCAAAGGACTTACAAAAACAAGGGTGATGAAGATTAAGAAAAAGCCTCCTTCAGTTGCAAGGAGCTAATTCTTAAAACTTCATCTAGACTAAGGATAAATCGATTCCAATCACGATGAGGAGAATCATCCTACCCACGGCACCACCTGAATACATGGAGGCTGTTTACCCAATGAGAACAATGAATTCTGGTGCAGACAACACTGCCAGTGGCCCTAATTACACAACAACTGGTGTGATGACAAATGATACTCCCTCTAATTCACTCCGACCAGTTGCAGATGATAATATTGATCATCCGAGCCACACGCCTAACAGTGTTGCCTCTGCATTTATATTGGAAGCTATGGTGAATGTAATATCTGGCCCGAAAGTGCTGATGAAGCAAATCCCAATCTGGCTTCCTCTGGGTGTCTCTGACCAGAAGACATATAGCTTTGATTCAACCACTGCTGCCATTATGCTAGCATCATATACCATCACTCATTTTGGCAAAACCTCAAATCCCCTTGTGAGAATCAACCGACTTGGTCCTGGCATACCTGATCACCCACTACGACTCCTAAGAATAGGAAATCAAGCCTTCCTACAAGAGTTTGTGCTACCTCCTGTACAACTGCCACAATACTTCACTTTTGATCTGACAGCGCTGAAGCTGATCACCCAGCCACTCCCAGCGGCAACCTGGACAGATGAAACTCCAGCTGTGTCAACTGGCACGCTCCGCCCAGGGATCTCATTCCATCCCAAATTAAGGCCTATCCTGCTACCAGGAAGAGCTGGAAAGAAGGGCTCCAACTCCGATCTAACATCTCCTGACAAAATCCAGGCTATAATGAATTTCCTACAAGACCTCAAAATTGTACCAATCGATCCAACCAAGAATATCATGGGTATTGAAGTGCCAGAACTCCTGGTTCACAGGCTGACTGGGAAGAAGACAACTACCAAGAATGGTCAACCAATCATTCCAATTCTGCTACCAAAGTACATTGGTCTTGATCCTCTATCTCAAGGTGATCTCACAATGGTGATCACTCAGGACTGTGATTCCTGCCACTCCCCGGCCAGTCTTCCCCCAGTCAATGAAAAATGACCATGAGACTCAACATCACACTGCCAGAGCACCTCACCGCAAGTCTATACAACAATCAACCCCGGCATCTACAACCTGCAAAAACCAGCCCATCTGATACTCCTGGCATCGGGGGCAAGACAAGGCAGCCAAGCAGCAGCCCCCGAGCCGAGCCCAAACCCATTACACCCGAGCCCAACACCCATCCAGCAACCCACAACCGTCAAACGCACAGATGGACAAGCAAAGAACATCAAGCCAGGAGCAACACAGACCCCAAGTCTAAGCTGATCAACCCCTCCCGCAATCCCACCAACGCCAGCAAAAATCCCCCAACTCGATACCAACCCCAAGCAAATCAGCTCAAACCGTCTATCTCTCCCCGCTTCACTCCACACCCCAGATTCAGCAAACGATCAACGCACTTCTTATGCCACAGCTTATATTAAGAAAAAGAACTTGATGAAGATTAAGGCAACCAGTGGTGCTATCTTCATCTCTTTGATTTGAGTCTTAAGTGAATACACAGGTTCTAATACTGTTCTTCTGTCCAACGGTATAATTCAGCCAGGCCTAAGACAGTAGCTAATCACAGTCATCATGGGAGCGTCAGGGATTCTGCAATTGCCCCGTGAGCGCTTCAGGAAAACATCTTTCTTTGTTTGGGTAATAATCCTATTCCATAAAGTCTTTTCAATCCCGTTGGGGGTTGTACACAACAATACCCTACAAGTGAGTGATATTGACAAGTTTGTGTGCCGAGACAAACTCTCTTCAACTAGCCAATTGAAGTCAGTCGGGTTGAACTTGGAGGGCAATGGAGTAGCAACTGATGTACCAACGGCAACCAAAAGATGGGGTTTTCGAGCTGGTGTTCCACCAAAGGTGGTAAATTGCGAAGCTGGAGAATGGGCTGAGAACTGTTATAACCTGGCTATAAAGAAAGTTGATGGTAGTGAGTGCCTACCAGAAGCCCCTGAGGGAGTGAGGGATTTTCCCCGTTGCCGCTATGTACACAAAGTCTCAGGAACTGGACCATGCCCAGGAGGACTCGCCTTTCACAAAGAAGGAGCCTTCTTCCTGTATGACCGACTCGCATCAACAATCATTTATCGGGGTACAACCTTTGCCGAAGGAGTTATTGCATTTCTGATCTTGCCTAAGGCGCGAAAGGATTTTTTCCAGTCTCCTCCATTGCATGAGCCTGCCAACATGACCACGGATCCCTCCAGTTACTATCACACGACAACAATAAACTACGTGGTTGATAATTTTGGAACCAACACCACAGAGTTTCTGTTCCAAGTCGATCATTTGACGTATGTGCAGCTCGAGGCAAGATTCACACCACAATTCCTTGTCCTCCTAAATGAAACCATCTACTCTGATAACCGCAGAAGTAACACAACAGGAAAACTAATCTGGAAAATAAATCCCACTGTTGATACCAGCATGGGTGAGTGGGCTTTCTGGGAAAATAAAAAAACTTCACAAAAACCCTTTCAAGTGAAGAGTTGTCTTTCGTACCTGTACCAGAAACCCAGAACCAGGTCCTTGACACGACAGCGACGGTCTCTCCTCCCATCTCCGCCCACAACCACGCAGCCGAAGACCACAAAGAATTGGTTTCAGAGGATTCCACTCCAGTGGTTCAGATGCAAAACATCAAGGGAAAGGACACAATGCCAACCACAGTGACGGGTGTACCAACAACCACACCCTCTCCATTTCCAATCAATGCTCGCAACACTGATCATACCAAATCATTTATCGGCCTGGAGGGGCCCCAAGAAGACCACAGCACCACACAGCCTGCCAAGACCACCAGCCAACCAACCAACAGCACAGAATCGACGACACTAAACCCAACATCAGAGCCCTCCAGTAGAGGCACGGGACCATCCAGCCCCACGGTCCCCAACACCACAGAAAGCCACGCCGAACTTGGCAAGACAACCCCAACCACACTCCCAGAACAGCACACTGCCGCCAGTGCCATTCCAAGAGCCGTGCACCCCGACGAACTCAGTGGACCTGGCTTCCTGACGAACACAATACGGGGGGTTACAAATCTCCTGACAGGATCCAGAAGAAAGCGAAGGGATGTCACTCCCAATACACAACCCAAATGCAACCCAAACCTGCACTATTGGACAGCCTTGGATGAGGGTGCTGCCATAGGTTTAGCCTGGATACCATACTTCGGGCCAGCAGCTGAGGGAATTTACACTGAAGGCATAATGGAGAATCAAAATGGATTGATCTGTGGATTGAGGCAGCTGGCCAACGAAACGACACAAGCTCTTCAATTGTTCTTAAGGGCAACTACTGAGTTGCGTACATTCTCTATACTAAATCGGAAAGCAATAGACTTCTTGCTCCAAAGATGGGGAGGAACATGTCACATTCTAGGGCCTGATTGTTGCATTGAACCCCAAGATTGGACCAAAAATATCACTGATAAAATTGATCAAATAATCCATGACTTTGTCGATAATAATCTTCCAAATCAGAATGATGGCAGCAACTGGTGGACTGGATGGAAACAATGGGTTCCTGCTGGAATAGGAATCACAGGAGTAATCATTGCTATTATTGCTTTGCTGTGCATTTGCAAATTCATGCTTTGAACTAATATAGCATCATACTTTCTAATATTCCCCCAATATGAATTTTTGTTTTCGATTTTATTTAATGATATATCCTCTGTATACCTCACTAATGTACTCGAGCATAATTTCCCTGATAGACTTGATTGTATTTGATGATTAAGGACCTCACAAAATTCCTGGGGATTGAAAAGAACTGGATAACTCAATAAATTTTATGCTAGGACCACAAATACACTTGATGAAGATTAAGAAAAAGATAATCTTATGATTATCATTGATCTTCATCTATACCTTAAATACTCTATTCAAGGAGAGTATGACAAAACCAAGTAGTATTGGATAAACTTGTCCTGCATTCAAATCTGAAGACATACGGCTTATCTATTCACTATTGTATTAGAAAATCTAGGGAATATCATTTGAAACTAATTAGTGACTAAAACACACAACTCAAGTCGGCCAGAATGGAAGTTGTTCATGAAAGAGGTCGCTCCAGGATCTCCCGACAAAACACAAGGGATGGACCTAGTCATTTAGTACGGGCGAGATCATCCTCTCGAGCTAGTTATCGAAGTGAATACCATACACCAAGGAGTGCCTCGCAGATCCGTGTCCCCACTGTCTTTCATCGGAAAAAGACAGATTTATTGACAGTTCCACCAGCACCTAAAGATGTATGCCCGACTTTAAAGAAAGGGTTTCTATGTGACAGCAATTTCTGTAAAAAGGATCACCAACTTGAAAGCTTAACAGATAGAGAGTTACTCTTGCTGATTGCACGCAAGACATGTGGATCCACGGAACAACAACTAAGCATAGTTGCTCCAAAAGATTCACGTCTGGCTAATCCTATTGCTGAGGATTTCCAACAAAAAGATGGGCCTAAGGTAACACTGTCGATGCTTATAGAGACAGCAGAGTATTGGTCCAAACAGGACATTAAGAACATCGATGATTCAAGATTAAGAGCTTTATTGACCCTTTGTGCTGTTATGACGCGCAAATTTTCAAAATCTCAACTTAGCTTGCTATGTGAAAGCCACTTACGGCGAGAAGGACTTGGTCAAGACCAATCAGAGTCAGTTCTGGAGGTATATCAACGCTTACACAGCGATAAAGGTGGGAATTTCGAGGCAGCACTATGGCAGCAGTGGGATCGGCAATCATTGATAATGTTCATAACAGCATTTTTAAATATTGCATTACAATTACCATGTGAGAGTTCATCTGTTGTTATTTCAGGTTTGAGAATGCTGATACCCCAGTCGGAAGCCACTGAGGTTGTAACCCCCTCCGAAACCTGCACATGGTCAGAAGGAGGAAGTTCCCATTGAAGCCCCAAATCACAAGGCGAGCTAAAAAATCCCTTTTGAACATGCATAACATCACATACAATTTCAAAGGCATTGGAATAAATGGTGATTTCAGGAAGATTAGTGTTTGCCCTCAAAATCAGATCCGAGCAATAATCATCTACTCTACAGCCAGTTAATTTCTAATATAAAGGTTAAAAAAATGCTGCAGGCCAGCTATTGTTCCACAGGTCCCAATTCTTCTTGTTAAATTGTAGGAGCTAGCACAAGTGATGCAATTAAATGATACTAGTATATACAATGCCACCAACTTAATTCTAAGATTTTGTATATCTCGGAAATTCAAAATTAAATGCTACGTTATTGATTCAATTAAGAAAAAGACAATGGACCATCAAAATTAGTTCAATACCTGAACTAATGCACTTATAGAAACAGGAGAACCAGCCAGACAGCAGACAAATAACAATGAACCACAATATGTTACTGCTATAATGAAGTTCGTTAATTCAAAAACAAATGATGAAGATTAATGCAGATGTCTAAAGGATAAACACTCCATGCATCAGTGTTATAATTGGGCTCTGTAGAAAATCTTCATCTCCTCCAACCTACCTCAAAGAAGGATTTTACCGCGATTGGGAGTTATAACGACAATAGGGACAACCACCTTTGACACTAGCCAAGCTTGTCGTGGGCACACAGCATTTTATCTTGCAACGTCGACATTCCCATCAATCTGAGGAGTAACAGCTATCAAAACAACGCATATGTAGACATTGTCGGTAATAGTACTGCCTAAGACAACTATTTATAATAACAGTTGGAATTCATTTTTTCACCCAAGCTATTCTCAAGTTAACAGTTGAAACAGGACTCGACCCAGGACAACTCCGGATACGTAACATAAGAAAAGAACAACCCTTGACCCAGAGTGAACAAGCTCATACTATCAAGGCTAATCCTCGGGCCTGCCTGGAGTCCACAATGGCCAAGGCTACTGGGAGGTACAACCTTATCTCCCCAAAGAAAGATCTTGAAAAAGGGCTGGTTCTGAATGACCTTTGCACTCTCTCAGTGGCCCAGACGGTCCAGGGATGGAAGGTTACCTGGGCTGGGATTGAATTTGATGTTACACAGAAAGGGATGGCCTTATTGCACAGGCTCAAGACCAGTGATTTTGCTCCAGCCTGGTCAATGACCAGGAACTTATTTCCACATCTCTTTCAAAACCCGAACTCTACAATTGAGTCGCCACTTTGGGCACTGCGGGTCATACTAGCAGCAGGTATTCAAGATCAGCTAATTGATCAATCGTTGATCGAACCCTTGGCAGGAGCGCTAGGCTTAATTGCTGATTGGCTTCTTACTACTGGAACAAACCACTTTCAAATGCGCACACAACAGGCTAAGGAGCAACTAAGTCTAAAAATGTTGTCCCTGGTGCGATCAAACATCCTAAAGTTCATCAACCAACTAGATGCACTACATGTTGTGAATTACAATGGACTTCTCAGTAGCATTGAAATTGGCACCAAAAGCCATACAATTATAATTACCCGGACAAATATGGGTTTTTTGGTAGAGTTGCAAGAGCCTGACAAATCAGCCATGAACACCAGAAAACCAGGACCAGTCAAATTCTCCCTCCTCCATGAATCAACCTTGAAGACACTTGCTAAAAAACCTGCGACCCAGATGCAAGCACTAATCTTAGAATTCAATAGTTCTCTCGCTATTTAACTCAACTCATCAAAATGCTAACTTGTGATCCTTAAGCTGCACCTTAGACTTTTGATAAGAATACTAACTATTGATGATTGTCTTTGACATGAGGATAAGAACACTGCCCATTAGATAGATGGGGTTCACCATTAATACACAATTACCCAATCATGTTAACAGCAGTTAGATCCCTCAAGTATATCAAGTTCATTCTACCCTTTGCATTGTCACTCTAATTAAATCACCTGATACAATTATGTTAATTAGCTAGATTCTCTCATTTTTAGACTTGTTTGCTAGAATAATTGATCATCCACTTGATTACACATCCAACTAGGGTCTAGTTCATAGATTGCTAATAATCTTTAGTTCAATACTAATGACAAAGAGATTAGATTAGCTATAGCTTGAGGAAGATTAAGAAAAAGTGTCTGTGGGGTCTTTCCGTGTAGAAGGGCACACAGCCATAATTCTTCCTCTTTATACAACATGGCTACACAACATACGCAATATCCAGACGCAAGGTTATCATCACCTATAGTTTTAGATCAGTGTGATCTTGTCACTCGTGCTTGTGGATTGTATTCCGCATACTCCTTAAATCCCCAACTAAAGAACTGTAGACTACCGAAACATATATACCGACTAAAATATGACACCACTGTTACAGAGTTTTTGAGTGATGTGCCGGTAGCAACATTGCCAGCGGATTTTTTAGTACCTACATTTCTTAGGACTCTATCAGGAAATGGTTCTTGTCCAATTGATCCAAAATGCAGTCAATTTTTAGAAGAAATTGTCAATTATACTCTACAAGATATTCGCTTCCTAAACTATTACCTCAATCGAGCCGGAGTGCATAACGATCATGTGGATAGGGATTTTGGACAAAAAATTCGCAATCTAATTTGCGACAATGAGGTTTTACATCAAATGTTTCACTGGTATGATCTTGCAATTCTAGCACGTAGAGGGCGACTAAATAGAGGGAATAATCGCTCAACATGGTTTGCAAGTGATAATTTGGTAGATATCCTAGGTTATGGAGATTATATTTTTTGGAAAATACCATTATCACTACTACCAGTGGATACACAAGGCCTCCCACATGCAGCCAAGGACTGGTATCATGAATCGGTTTTCAAGGAGGCTATTCAAGGCCATACACACATCGTGTCCATCTCTACAGCAGATGTCTTAATCATGTGTAAGGACATAATCACCTGTCGATTTAATACTTTACTGATTGCTGCTGTGGCAAATCTAGAGGATTCAGTTCATTCAGATTACCCTTTACCAGAAACAGTGTCTGACCTATACAAAGCAGGAGATTATTTAATCTCATTGCTAGGATCAGAAGGTTACAAAGTCATAAAATTCCTTGAGCCGTTATGCTTAGCAAAGATCCAACTCTGCTCAAATTACACTGAGAGGAAAGGAAGATTCCTCACTCAAATGCATTTAGCTGTAAATCATACACTTGAGGAACTTACAGGGTCCCGAGAATTAAGGCCACAACAGATTCGGAAGGTAAGGGAATTCCATCAAATGCTGATAAACCTTAAGGCAACTCCTCAACAACTCTGTGAGTTGTTTTCAGTGCAAAAGCATTGGGGGCACCCTGTCTTGCATAGCGAAAAGGCTATCCAAAAAGTAAAGAAGCATGCAACAGTGATAAAAGCATTGCGCCCAATAATAATCTTTGAAACATATTGTGTGTTTAAATACAGCATTGCAAAACATTATTTTGATAGTCAGGGTACGTGGTACAGTGTGACTTCTGACAGATGCTTAACACCAGGCCTTTCCTCTTACATCAAAAGAAACCAATTTCCTCCACTACCTATGATCAAAGAACTTTTGTGGGAATTTTATCACTTAGATCATCCTCCGTTATTCTCCACCAAAGTGATTAGTGATTTGAGTATCTTTATTAAAGATCGTGCTACTGCAGTCGAGAAAACATGCTGGGACGCAGTTTTTGAACCCAATGTTCTTGGTTATAACCCACCGAATAAATTTGCTACAAAAAGGGTACCTGAGCAATTCCTTGAACAGGAGAATTTCTCAATAGAGAGTGTCCTACATTATGCTCAACGTCTGGAATATCTTCTCCCGGAGTACCGGAACTTCTCTTTTTCACTCAAGGAGAAGGAGTTAAACATTGGACGAGCTTTTGGGAAATTGCCATATCCAACACGCAATGTTCAAACTCTGTGCGAAGCTTTGTTAGCAGATGGTTTGGCGAAAGCATTCCCAAGCAATATGATGGTTGTGACAGAGCGCGAGCAAAAAGAAAGCCTTTTGCATCAAGCGTCTTGGCATCACACAAGTGATGATTTTGGTGAGAATGCTACTGTTAGAGGCAGTAGTTTTGTAACAGACTTGGAAAAATACAATTTAGCATTCCGATATGAGTTTACAGCTCCTTTTATTGAATACTGTAATCGTTGTTACGGTGTAAGAAATTTGTTTAATTGGATGCACTACACTATACCACAGTGTTATATACATGTGAGTGATTATTATAACCCCCCACATGGAGTCTCTCTCGAAAACCGAGAAAATCCACCAGAAGGTCCAAGCTCTTACCGTGGTCATCTAGGCGGGATTGAGGGACTTCAACAAAAACTCTGGACAAGCATCTCATGTGCACAGATTTCATTAGTTGAAATCAAAACCGGTTTTAAACTGCGATCTGCGGTAATGGGTGACAATCAATGTATAACTGTACTCTCTGTATTTCCCCTCGAAACTGAGTCTAGTGAGCAAGAATTAAGTTCTGAAGATAATGCCGCTAGAGTAGCTGCTAGCTTAGCAAAAGTCACAAGTGCCTGCGGCATCTTTTTAAAACCTGATGAAACTTTTGTTCACTCAGGTTTCATTTATTTTGGCAAAAAACAATATTTGAATGGAGTACAATTACCTCAATCACTGAAAACTGCTACTAGAATTGCACCCTTGTCAGATGCTATCTTTGATGATCTTCAAGGGACACTAGCTAGCATAGGCACGGCTTTTGAAAGATCTATCTCCGAAACTAGGCACGTAGTCCCTTGTAGAGTAGCAGCTGCATTCCATACCTTTTTTTCCGTAAGAATCTTACAATATCATCATCTTGGCTTCAACAAGGGAACAGACCTGGGTCAATTGTCATTAAGCAAGCCATTAGATTTTGGAACTATAACTTTGGCCTTGGCAGTACCACAAGTCTTGGGTGGCTTATCATTCCTAAATCCAGAAAAATGTTTTTATAGAAATCTGGGTGATCCTGTTACTTCAGGGCTGTTTCAGCTCAAGACATATCTTCAAATGATCCACATGGATGATTTGTTTTTACCTTTGATCGCAAAGAACCCAGGGAACTGTAGCGCAATTGACTTTGTGTTAAACCCTAGTGGGTTAAACGTACCGGGGTCACAGGATTTGACATCCTTCCTACGTCAGATAGTGCGCCGAACAATTACTCTAAGTGCTAAAAATAAATTAATAAACACTTTGTTCCATTCTTCTGCTGATTTAGAAGATGAAATGGTTTGCAAATGGTTGCTTTCTTCTACACCAGTCATGAGTAGGTTTGCCGCCGATATATTTTCTCGCACTCCCAGTGGGAAACGTTTACAGATCTTAGGTTACCTTGAAGGGACTAGAACATTGTTAGCCTCTAAAATTATAAATCATAATACTGAGACACCTATCCTAGATCGATTGAGGAAAATTACGCTGCAAAGGTGGAGCCTGTGGTTTAGTTATCTCGACCACTGTGATCAAGTTCTGGCTGATGCCCTAACTCAGATAACCTGCACTGTGGACTTAGCACAGATTCTTCGCGAGTACACCTGGGCACACATACTAGAGGGAAGGCAGCTCATTGGAGCAACACTTCCTTGTATACTAGAACAACTAAATGTCATCTGGCTCAAACCATATGAGCATTGCCCTAAATGTGCAAAGTCAGCAAACCCTAAAGGGGAACCTTTTGTTTCTATTGCAATTAAAAAACATGTAGTAAGTGCTTGGCCTGATCAATCACGACTTAGTTGGACAATTGGAGATGGCATCCCTTATATCGGATCTCGAACAGAGGATAAGATTGGGCAGCCAGCCATCAAACCAAAATGCCCTTCAGCAGCCTTACGTGAAGCAATTGAGTTGACATCAAGATTGACTTGGGTTACTCAAGGTGGAGCAAACAGCGACTTACTAGTTAAACCCTTCATAGAAGCACGAGTAAATTTAAGCGTACAGGAAATTCTCCAAATGACACCTTCTCATTACTCCGGCAACATTGTGCATCGATATAATGATCAATATAGTCCACACTCATTTATGGCAAATAGGATGAGTAATTCTGCTACTAGGTTAGTTGTTTCGACAAACACTCTTGGAGAATTTTCAGGAGGAGGTCAGTCAGCAAGAGATAGTAATATTATCTTCCAGAATGTCATTAATTTTGCTGTTGCACTTTTTGATCTACGATTTAGGAACGTGGCTACTTCTTCTATACAACATCATCGGGCTCATCTTCATTTGTCAAAGTGTTGCACGCGAGAGGTTCCAGCCCAATATTTAGTTTATACATCAACATTGCCATTGGACCTTACACGGTATCGGGATAATGAGTTGATTTACGATGACAATCCATTAAGAGGTGGTTTAAATTGCAATCTTTCTTTTGATAATCCGCTTTTCAAGGGCCAGAGACTTAACATAATTGAAGAAGACTTGATTAGACTACCTTACTTATCAGGATGGGAGCTAGCTAAAACTGTTATCCAATCTATAATTTCTGACAGCAACAATTCATCAACGGATCCAATCAGTAGTGGGGAAACACGATCATTCACCACTCACTTCTTGACATATCCTAAGATTGGACTACTATATAGTTTTGGTGCACTCATCAGTTATTATCTAGGCAACACCATTATTAGAACCAAAAAATTGACTCTTAACAACTTCATATATTACCTAGCTACTCAAATACATAATTTACCTCATCGCTCGTTGAGAATCCTTAAACCTACTTTGAAACACGCTAGTGTTATCTCGAGATTAATAAGTATTGACTCTCACTTCTCAATTTATATTGGAGGAACTGCTGGTGATCGAGGACTTTCCGATGCGGCAAGATTGTTTCTTAGAACTGCCATTACTGTCTTCCTTCAATTCGTTAGAAAGTGGATAGTTGAACGCAAGACAGCTATTCCACTGTGGGTCATCTACCCTCTAGAAGGTCAAAGTCCTAGTCCGATCAACAGTTTTCTACACCACGTCATCGCATTGTTGCAACATGAGTCCTCCCACGATCATGTTTGTGCTGCAGAAGCCCACAGTCGAGTGGAGACATTTGATAATTTAGTTTATATGTGTAAAAGCACAGCAAGTAACTTCTTTCATGCTTCATTAGCATACTGGAGAAGTCGATCTAAAAATCAAGACAAAAGAGAGATGACAAAGATATTATCTTTGACGCAAACGGAAAAGAAAAATTCATTCGGCTATACAGCACATCCAGAAAGCACTGCTGTTCTTGGTTCCCTCCAGACCAGCCTTGCTCCACCTCCATCTGCTGACGAGGCTACATATGATAGGAAAAACAAAGTTTTGAAAGCTTCCAGACCTGGCAAGTATTCCCAGAATACAACCAAAGCCCCACCCAACCAAACCAGTTGTCGCGATGTATCTCCCAATATCACAGGCACAGATGGGTGCCCTTCTGCCAATGAGGGTTCTAACAGCAATAACAATAATTTAGTCTCGCACAGAATTGTACTGCCGTTTTTTACATTGTCTCATAATTATAACGAAAGACCCTCTATCAGAAAGTCTGAGGGGACAACAGAGATTGTAAGGCTTACTCGGCAGCTGAGGGCAATACCAGACACCACAATATATTGCCGCTTCACGGGAATAGTTTCTTCAATGCACTATAAGCTCGATGAAGTCCTTTGGGAATTTGATAATTTTAAGTCTGCTATAACACTTGCCGAAGGTGAAGGTTCGGGTGCATTACTCTTATTACAAAAATATAAAGTAGAAACCTTGTTTTTTAATACACTAGCCACAGAACACAGCATTGAAGCAGAAATTATTTCTGGAATAACTACACCAAGAATGCTTCTCCCTATTATGTCTAGGTTCCATGGTGGACAAATAAAAGTCACTTTAAACAATTCTGCAAGCCAGATTACCGATATTACTAATCCAAGTTGGTTGGCAGACCAAAAATCTAGGATCCCTAAGCAAGTAGAGATTATAACCATGGATGCTGAAACAACAGAAAACATTAATCGGTCAAAATTGTACGAAGCAGTCCAACAGCTGATTGTCTCACATATTGATCCGAATGCACTCAAAGTTGTGGTTCTTAAAGTTTTCTTAAGTGACATTGATGGAATCCTATGGCTGAATGATAACCTTACCCCTTTGTTTGGGCTGGGTTACTTGATCAAGCCGATCACCTCTAGCCCAAAATCTAGTGAGTGGTACCTATGTCTCTCAAACCTTCTTTCAACTTCAAGACGATTACCTCATCAGAGTCATACTACTTGCATGCATGTTATTCAAACAGCACTCCAGCTACAAATTCAGAGGAGCTCATATTGGCTTAGCCACCTTGTCCAGTATGCCAATCATAATTTGCATTTAGATTATATTAATCTCGGTTTCCCTTCATTGGAGAGGGTTTTATACCATAGATACAATTTAGTCGATTCTCAGAAAGGCCCTTTGACTTCCATTGTCCAACATCTAGCGCACCTGCAGACCGAGATTAGGGAGTTGGTTAATGACTATAATCAACAAAGACAAAGTCGAACCCAAACATATCATTTCATTAAAACAATAAAAGGTCGTATTACAAAATTGGTAAATGATTACCTTAAGTTCTTTCTAATAATACAAGCCTTAAAGCACAATTGCACATGGCAAGAGGAACTAAGAGCTCTTCCAGATCTAATTAGTGTCTGCACTCGATTCTATCATACTCGAAACTGTTCATGTGAAAACCGGTTCCTAGTACAGACTTTATACTTATCACGCATGCAGGATTCGGAAATCAAACTAATAGATAGATTGACCGGCCTTCTTAGTCTATGTCCAAATGGTTTTTTTCGGTAAGGACTCTTGACGTACAAACTCCACATAGTTATACAATGGTACCAGGACACTATATGTAAATTGACCCTAAGAAAGAGTAATTCGACACACAGAGTTCTCAAGTGAAACCCCTCATCTCAGATTATCTGTGGTTGCAATTCTAATATCCGATTGTTACCCCGTGAGTATAACTCCAGATTAATATAAGAAAATACCTTTTGTCCTGCAAATTTATCTTAAATTCAAGTACATACGCTCCAAATCGTATAAAATATTAAGAAAAAGTTAATCTGCTTGCTTTAATTATAACTTTAATATTCGACAAATAGTTAACGGTCTCATCACTCAAAAATTTCATTAACAAAAGAAGTACTCTGAGTATATTCACATATCATATGTGATTAACATATAAGCAACGCATGATGCGCCTTCCTCTTACTTATTGTGTTGTCACGCAGTCGTTGTACTACCTCGAAAATTCCAAACAATAAATCGTGTCTATCCCGCATTTAGTGTCTTTAATTTAAGATCTCAAATCCAAAAAACTGGGTTTATGTTGATGTAAATCAATAATACCGAAATTGCTTGATATTAAAATAAAGCTTAAAGGATTTTTCCTTAAACGGTGATGTTAGGTATATAGGAAAGCTCGATCACGATGTCCCTTACTCAGAAAAAGAAAAACGGAAGCCCTATTGGCCATTTAATCGTACACAAAAATATCTTTACCAAATTGTTTTCTCTTTTTTGTGTGTCCA